TTACCCACGCACTAAAAGTCCAAGTTTTGCGATTGCTAGCATCAGGTGTTCTTGCAAGATATGCACTATCATCATCATTAAATCGACACGACTGATCTATCTCGTAGGTCACACCCGGATTAGCGAACCATTGTGCGTTGGAAAGCACCATTATGCGAAAGCCTTCTGCACTGCCCCAAGAAGTATATTTGAGGCGCTTTGGACAAAGTAAGGTATAATATCTACAGAATCAGCAGCAGTGCTGAGAGTAATTCCACCTGCCGCCGCTGTCTCATAGTCAGTTCCCAGACTGAGGGTTCTGCTACCCGTACCGTCTTGAATACAAACTATAATTCCGCTTTGACCGACTTGTTCCGTTGTCGGGTTTGCGAGGGTAACATTACCTGTAAAGGTCAGGATGAAGTTCTGATTCGTTTCAAAATCGAGCGTCACACTACCTGTGTTAGAAGTATCGGTGTCCGTGGTAGCAAGAGCCGTCCCAGTTATCTGAATCCCAGTGGAAGTCGTGGCAATCTTGGTACTATTATCATAGTAAAGCGTGACGGCACCATCATCGGCGAAAGTCGCCATCGTTTCGGCAGCGTCAGCGCCACCCAGAAGATCAATCTGGCTACCGGCAATCTTCAGGTTTCCGGTGCCATTATCGACGATGTAGCTATTCGACGCATCATGGTAAATCTGTAGGTCACCGCCCGTCCCCCACTCCGCTTTTGCATCGTCGGGAAAACGCAAGTCATCCGTCCCCGTGGGAACGCCACAGACTTCCCCGTCCGCATCGTTCTTGAGCGTAATGTCGTTGGTCGAGCCTTGCCCCGTAATAATAATGCCTTCGGAGCTTGTATAACCGATAGCTGCATTGTCACTGGCGGAAGTGTCGCCGTCCGCATTGAGCGTTGCCGCCGTCAAATCTCCAACCACATCGACGTTCGTCGCACCTGTCGCAATCGTAATAACATCGGCGTCGGCGTCATTCTTGATCGTTACATCGTTGGTCGATCCCTGTCCGGTGAGGATAAGGCCCTCCGAACTGGTATAGCCCATGGAGGCCCCATCGTCAGCTGCCGTATCCCCCGTGACGTTCACGGTTCCGGCAGAAGTTACATCGCCAGAAGCCGTTATCGTCGCCAGAGCAAGGTTGGATACTGCATCCACCACCACAGCACCGGAACCGCCGCCATCACAATAGATGATCGCATTCTTGCCGTTGGCAACGGTGATGTTGGCACCACTCCCCTGAGTCAGAATGACCGAATAGGGTCCACTGGAACCGGAGTCCGTGGTGGCATTGTGGATTAGAAAATAAGCCTTGGTCGTATTCGGTGCGATGGTCACCGTATTATTGCCACCCAAGGCTCCCGTGAACTTGATCACACGGTACATGCCATCTTGCAGATTCTCGGTGCCGGAACCCGGAGAAGCCTCGCGTACCGTGAGCGTCTGTGTAGTCCCGGAAAGGGCAACAGCCGTATATGCCGTAATCCGATCCAGAATATCTAGGTTGTGGTTGGTGGTCGTCCCCCACGCTCCGGATTGTTCTCCGGATCCTATTTTCTCGATACCAAAACTGGTTGTATACGAGGAAGCCATAACTCGTCTCCTATGCCGCTATCTCTATCCAACTGGGCGTTTGAGAGGTGCTGATCTCTGCCCAACTGGGATTTTGAGAGGGATCTATCTTACTCCAAACGGTTGCCTGACCGACGGCGCTGGCGGCAGAAACACCGTCTACCGTAAATGCGAAGTCTATCTGAACGCTGCCAATTCCGCTAGCGGCGGAAACCCCGGTCACGGAAAGAGTGGAGTTGGTGATTATCGACGGGCTTCCAATCGCGCTGGCAGCGGAAACGCCTGTTGGCGATACGGTCACCGCCGAGAATACGGAAGGTGACCCAATTGCGCTGGCCGCAGAAACACCTGTTACACTGATACTGACGGGAAGGCTGATAGTTACCGACCCGGTCGCACTGGCCGCAGAAACACCTGTTACCTCGACCGGAACGGGACTGTTCCAGGTCCCGGAATTCCAGGTACTTCGATCCCAGCCAGTAATCAAAGCCATTTACGAGATCCTGATTATCGCATTGTTCGCATCGTTGGCGGGAAACTGGATCGTGAAATCCCCTGCACTGGAGGACTTGTCACCACCGAAATTGATGACCGCAACTGCCGGATCCGCCGCATGGTTGGTCGTGGATCCCGTACCGGCGCTACTCAGGGTGCTGTTATAGATCAAAGCCCCTCTTGCACTGGAAATCGTAGAAGTGGACCACGTGCTATCGGCAAAATCCAGATACGCAGTAGGCACCGAACTACTGTTATCACCCAAGGCAAGCGTAACGCTCGCCAGAGTATTCCCACCAGCCGTGTAAGCAGTACCACTAACCTCGTTACTGGTTGTATAGCCCGTGGTGTCCGCACTAATGGACGAACTGTCGGTGAACATCGCGATCTTGAACGTATCCGCACTAATCGCACTTGAACCCGTGCGCGTGTGAGGTGTCCAAAAATGGATACCCGCCATCGCCTCCGTCTTGAAAGTCCCGCACATTGCGGATGTTCCAACTGCCATTACAGTCTCCTTATGATATCGGCTATGTCATCATGGCCCTGTTGCTTCATCAGAGACCACATGGTCGTTCTCTCGCTCTGGGCCATCTTGTGCATATAGAAAACCAAAACTTCTTTTAATCTGTTCCTATGCGCGAACGCTTGGTCGCGTATGACGGGAGGAGCGTCCTCCGAAACCAGCATGATCTTGTTCAAGGCCATCTCGGCCATTTCTTCCGCCGAATGCCCCCTGTTCTCGGTGGTGAAAACCTGAACATCGCCCACGCTGGAAGAACCCATTGAATCAAGCATCAGGCCACATCTCTACGCACACGGTCATAAAGATATTGATCTCTGGTCTGTAGGCCCTCTCCAAGATTCTTGAGCCATTGCAGGGATTCTTGAAAACGCGTGTTGTACAATCCCAGGAGGTCCTGCTCGCCTTTCAAAAAGGTGTACGCCTCGACCAGCGAGCCATAGAGCATTGCCAGTTCCGCATTGGTGCCAAGCCAGCTGGTCCCATCTCCACTGGCCGTTATGGAAGTTGGCCGATAGAAATAGTGCAACTCCATCGTGTAATTATCATCCGGGGTGGGCGCCAGAAGGAACGTATCATTGTCCCAATCGGCATAGTACTTGGGCGTCCCCGTCGTCGTTGGATTCGGAGTGTAATCCTGCAACAACGTCACTTGCTTGTAGAGAAGGAACTGCTTGCTCGAGGAGACAATTACACTCAGGGAATTCTGAGATAGAAAGTCCGTAGGTTTGGCGAGATATTGGGTGCCGGAAGATGCCGATCCCTGGGAGGATTTACGGAATACATCCAGCTGGCATTCCTTCAGGATTCTCTCTTCGGCATTTATGATAAAGCGGCTTAACTGACTCGTAAAAGTCGTCTCGGTGCTTTGCACGTAATCTTGAATTGCCGTCTTTAGAGTGGTGAAGGTATACGCCATATCATGAACTGAGGGTTACAGGACCAGCCGAAGCAAATCCCCCTCCTCCTCTCACATTACCTGTTGTCGCAGTGCCGCTTCCCGCGGCAAAGGTGAATCGATCAGAATCAACCTTGGTAATCGAAAAGCCATCGGAAGCTTCCAAGGCACTTTCGGTAAACCCGTCAAAACCATTCGCATCCCTGAACCGAACGGTATCCCCGGTGCTTCTCCCATGACCCGGCTCGATAACCGTTATCGTGGCCGAACCACTGCTCCCGGATATAAAGGGGTCCATCTCCAGAAGCACGGCAACCGCGGGCTCCGTTCTGGCGGGTCGGCTGATACGGAGAGCTTGAGGATCTGTTATATGATGACGTGGATCTAACTGGGGCTGCTTGGGCTCGAACTCATCCTTCCCAACCAGAAGACCATTCCACTCACGCATCATGTTCGTCAGTTTATATGCTCTCCCGGAGCGATCTGAAATTCCAAGGGAATATTTCCCAGCGGCATAACGCGGCATATCACACCCTCAGTGACTGGAAGGTGGGAACGAGACGAAGCGGAACGCCGTGATCAATATCTTCCGAGGACGCTCTCTCGAACTCTTCTTCATAGAGCATCTTCAAAATCTGGGTTCTTTGAGGGGCCTTCTTCAGGGAAAGCTGGTACGCCAGCCCCGCGACCAAACACGGAAGGAACCGGAAGGGAATATCCGCCGTATTTGTGGCCGCATCCACATCCTCAATACGTTTTACCCTGTAATAGATGATCGCGTCCGTGGAGTTCTCGGGAGCCGGCCACAGGGTAATTGTCGGTGTTATCTGGCGGTTCACATAGAACTGGGTGGGCCTTCCCTGGGTCGTTTTCGTAGGGATACTGAGATATTCCTGACGA